AAAGAATAATAAAGATGGATATAAAGGAACCGACCCAAATATAAACCGCGATAGAAATCGTAGCCAAAGCCCCAAGCGCGAATTTACACCTGAGGAAACTGCCGCATATCTAGAACGAAAAGCTAAACGTGATGGATATAAAGGAACCGACCCAAATATAAACCGCGATAGAAATCGTAGCCAAAGCCCCAAGCGCGAATTTACACCTGAGGAAACTGCCGCATATCTAGAACGAAAAGCTAAACGTGAAAAAAAAGGAGGTAATGCGTTAATCATGGTATTTTATTAAAATTATAAACATATAGGGCAAAAAATAGTTTACTAATATTCAACAAGTTGATTATTTCTATCGGTTGGTATATATTTGAATTCGGGTATTCTGGTACACACTGAAGCCCATAAAATGTCATTAGTGACAAGCGTTTCCCTACTCTGTAGATGAATATACCCAAGGATTTTGGATTTTCTGATGACATCGGAGTCTTTATTTATAATTTGTTCAATTATTTTATAAATAAAGTATGGGTGATATGGGCAATTTGTTTTTTGTGGTAATTTAATTTCATCAAATATATGAATTACTTTGTCAAAATATATGTGAATTAACTGCATTTCATAATCCGTTAACTGCGGTGGGGTAATCCCCGTTATAAGTTTTCTAATTAAAGGCACATGTTCATTATATTTAGAATTATGGGTTTGTCTAAGATATTTACGAATTTGATTACACGTTATTTGATTAATATTTATTATTTTATCTCGGATAATGCAGTTTTTTATATTGTTAATTACAGTTTCTGGAATTTCTGTTGTTTCACGTGCCTGAATTCTTTCAACCCAAAATCTGCAGTGTTTAGATGGATCATATGTGCCATGTTTTGTTCGCTGACCTTCTTGATAATAAAACTGTTCATCTTCAAAAACGGTTCCATATAATTTTTTTGTTATTCCGCAATTTTTACATACTATTGTACTTGTAATCGCATCTATTTCCATTTTATTTGAACACACACACATCTCATGTACAACTTCTTTTATATTTTTATTAATTGTGGAATTATTATATAGTTTAATAAATGTATAAATTTCCTGTATCGTTTTTTTATTAAATTTTGCATTTTGTACACATTGCTTAACTAAAAACATAATTCGATCTAATTTTGATATAAAATTTTCTTTGCGGATAAATATTTGATATTTATTAAAATACGTATCTTTTTTTTTCACTAATATATTTTTTTTATCATCATCGGATTTTAATTGTCTATATTGGCTAGTCACTAAAAAATAATCAGACAGTATATTTATGGAACCCATCTCATATTCTTCCTTTAATTCATCAATGGATTGAGCAATTTTTTCACTAAAATCAATTTGCTTTGTTTTAAAAAGGGCTATTAAACTAATAATAGAGTTAATTTTTGTTATTATATTATTATTAGTTGTTTCTAGAGTGCCCGACATTTTTAAAATATTTATAATATCAAATACATATATTTTTAATAACTATTTAGTGGAATATACACACCACCACGAGTACTATCTGAAGTATTTATAAAAAACATGGCTATAATGACAAAGAAACACACAGCGACAAACATAAGTATTCGTGTTTTGCTATCAGATTTTTCGGCGGGGTCGGGTGGTTTTTCGGCGGGGTCGGGTGGTTTTTCGGCGGGGTCGGGTGGTTTTTCGGCGGGTCTTGGTGTGTTAATCGGGTTTAAGTCATCACGTGGGAGTGCTGTCTCAGTGTCAAATTGTGAATCTGTAGTTTTTCTCCGAAAAGAACTCTCGCAATCGCTTTCTTGGTTGGCAATAAAGTCACCGCCAATCGCGGCATCTGCTAGATTAACAGTTAAATTTTGATGGCAACTCGCGAATGAAAATCCGTCGCACCTTTTGGCACGTATTGTGTCATAGAAAGGACTATTTTTACAGTTATTATATATACACTCTGGTGTTATTACCTCATACCCAGGTGGCATTGACCATTCTTTGCGAATTGAATCATTTAATTTTTCATAAAAAGATGTTGGCTTATAACATGCACATAATGTTTCCCACTCCGGTTTTTTCCACCTATCTTCAACATTACATAATCTTTCGATATTTATTGTATCTTTATTATTCTTAAGATAATTGTGGCATGTTCCACCAATTTCGTTAAAATATTCAGGATATTTCTCACAGAAATTTTTTATTAAATTTTCAGTTGTTTTTTTTGCCACACCCTCGACTTGTTTAGAGTCCCAAAGTGACCCGCAATTTAGTTTATCACCATGTGTTTCAGCATCACCGTTATAGCATTTATATACATCATCTATCGCTGCCTTATAAAGCAGCTTACTGCTTTTCGCGGTTTGTACACGTGTAACCATTGGTGCCCAACGTGGTGATGCTTCATCAATAGTACAATGTCTATAAGCTTTTTGACCACCGCACCACAATAAATTGCCGTATATACCAGCACCGGGAGTTCCATTTCTGTTGGTGGCAGGTGCGTTTTTATAACCATTCGGGCACGGATGAGTACCGCTCTCAACATTACCCCATGACCCACCAACACAGTCTACCGACTCGTATGCATTTATACATGACGCACTAGTCCCTGTTTTTTCACCGCAGTATTTAATTGGTGCTGCCTCGTTAAAAAGTATGTTAGTCATTATTATAATATATTATACATAATTTTATTTTTTATATTTCGAGATATCATATTTATCTTTTATTTTTTGTTTTTCTGGCGCATATATACCAAAATACCCGGTCGTTAATATAGCACCGCATCCCAATGCCAATTTTAACATTAGCATTTTATCACCACCACCGCCTATTTGGACACTATCACTACCGCCTATTTGGACACTATCACTACCGCCTATTTGGACACTATCACTACCGCCTATTTGGTCATCAGAACCGTCAGTATCACCACCACCGGTTCTCAGATAGGCAAACCCCCCGATTCCCAATACGACAACAACTATAAAAATCGTAAACATAGCAAATATGTCAACACCTTTATTTTTCTGATCAGCAGCCAGATCAATTTTTTCAATTACATCAGCGGATAAACTATTTTTAATTACATTATTAACAATATTTGCGGCAATGTTTTCTGATAATTGCCGTATTATTGCTTCCTGGGTTATTATAGAGTCGCCACCGCCAGTATCTAACCCAAGAAGTTTCACGTGTAAATATTGTACATTATCACTAGTCGTGGTAACGACATTTGAAATAGATGTACTCACGGCATTGGCAACTGAATTGTGTGTGACAGTTCTAGAAACTATGTCCTGTGCGGATATATTGGTTTGACCTAAATTTAGGTCTGAATTGGATTGTGCCAGACTCGCGGCTACAGTTTTTTGTAATTTAGCAGTTAAGTCATTTGCCATATCGCTTGAAAATGTCGACACATTATTTAACATTGTTGACATGTTAAGGTCTAATGTTTGCCCAATTATAAAATTACCACCTTTAGTATTGACATACCCCATGTCAATTACCATTCGTTGTCTCGCACTCGAATACCCACGTGCTACATTTGTCGAATCATTTGAAATTTTAGTCATTGATTCATTAATCAACACAGTTAATGAATCAGTCATTTGGGACGATACATTTACACCCATTTTATTAGAATTTTTATTATATAAAGTTATATATAATTATTATTATATAAAGTTATATATAATTATTATTATATTATAAATACATCCCATATTATGGAATTTGTGTGTATTGCCGACACAGGACTCATTGAACTGCGTATCACAGGCAATTGTATTATGCGTATTTTAAATGATTATGAGGACGGACTTATTGATAAAAAAAATATCATTTGTGATAAAAGGTCTATAAAATTAAAGGTTCGAAATCCTAAAAATTTACCATTATTAAAAAAGTCTTATATAAGTTTCCAATATCATAATAGTACCCCACATATTGATACGGTATGGGATTTCAGTGTTTTTACACCATCGTATGTTATTTATCCGATTCGAAAAATTAAACAAGAAACATTAGACATGTTTAAGATTGACGAGCCGATAGTCGATGAATATGAAATACAAAAAAATGAGAGATTAATGAGTGAAGAGTGTGCCGAATATGAACTTGACTTACACTCAAATACAAAACAAAGGCTCGCAGAAAATAGAAAAATAACATATCCAAGTGTTATAAATAAATATGGAAAATTTATAAAACTACAGAATAATTTAAATTCATATAATCAACAGGGGGTCGACGAGGCGAACACGGAAATTGACAGTTTTTCAATAGATTCAATGACTGACGATCAGGAATTTTCCGACTGTGATGATAATGACCCAATTATAGATGCTTCTGCTTTTGACGAGTTGCTATGAAATTAACTGTCTTCATGCCAACATCCCTTTCCTTTTCAAATTTACATCTTCTTATTTTAAATTCTTTGATATGTGCCTGTGTTTTTTCTATATTTTTTTCAATTTCTTTGGGGTTTTTTAAGATTGGTGGGTATAATTCTAATTTATTCAACGAATACTCCATTTTATTATTAATATTATATACATCTACAATATTACCGACATCTGTATTAACAATAAGATTTTCATAAAAACAATTTTTAATAATTGTGTAGATAGGCCATTCCATTGCCAATACAGTTTTTTCATAATCTTTATCAGATAATAGTTTATTCATCTCCACTGAAAAATATTGATTCGCATATTTATTAATTTTTTCCAATAAATCAATACATTTTTTATGTGGTTTAATAATTTTTGTGTTATTAGAGCTAAATGTATAAAGTAATTTTTGGGTAACTCCGAAAAGATCTATAGTTGTGAGGAGTTTAAAAACAGCTTCAAATTTATTTTTAAATAGAATGCGTAATTCATCTATATGCGATTTGCCATCGGGTGCGTATTGTGTATACATATTAAGAAGTCGCTCAACTTGGTCACTTTGAAAATCTTTCATATTGTCTAAAATTACATGTGTTTTGGGCAATTCTGGACTATGTAGTTGTTCTATTTTTTCTGGTAATACTATCGATCGACTAAAATCAATAATGCACAAATAATACCCAACAGTTGGAAATATGAACTGGCTAGTTTCACTACCTAATACATATAACACAGTTGGTGTTATAACATTATTTATATTCCTAGCGCTTGTATATGTTAATGCATGTAATGTTACATTATTTAAATGTAAGTCGCCATGTATAATACCTGATATAGAATTCATACAGTATAAATTATAACATAATTCAAACATATATTTTGAGAAAATGTTATATCCAGACTGTGTGAATGGACATCCGATTAGATTATTATAATATGAAGATGATTTTGACAGCAGTAGCACATCCCATATGGTTCTACCAACATATTCAGTTATTATAGCCAATGCAACATTACTCATAATAATATTTTCTTTAGTGTAGTCAATGGGGTCTTGTATTTTATGCGACAATTCTTTAAATTTATTAGATATCCACGAATCGATTGTTTTTTGTTTTATTTTTAACCCAATTTTATCGGTTATATTTTCATGGGTGTATATCTGTGCTCTTAATAATAATTCACTTATTTGAACTGCCAATTCACTTCTTTTCATTTTTTCGTATTGAATTTCATTATCAAAAAGACCTTTGCGTGAATTTTTAATATAAAACCATGAATTAGTAATAAAAAACCCAGGCGAAATGTTATTTATTACATAATTAGAGCAATGTGTTGAAATAAGGTATTCACGCCACGGTTTGTATCTAATATTAAATGGAGCTTGCGATTCCGCTATGCTAAGTGGTATTATTTTTTGACCGACTTTAGTTGCTGTGAATTTTTTATTGGTTATGACATTTGTTGTTGTAAACATGTTATTAGTAATATACCGCAAAAGATCCATTTGTTCTCTTGTATATTTTTTCAGAAGTGAATTAAAAAATTCTAAATCTTCTTTTTTGTGCTTAAACATGATTTTTTGAAATTTTTCATCGAGGTGATTTTCAATAATATTTAAAAACAGATTAAATATGTTTTTAAACCATGCTATGGCAAATAAGTCATTTTGTAATTCAAATGAATAATATTCTAGTTCTATTTCGATAGTTTTTAGGTTATCAGTTGGGTAAAAATATTCTTTTAATATCACAAGCCCCCGTTTAGGCAGGTTTACACTTAAATACTGTTTAATATCTTGAAAAATATTTCGTACGATTGGTGTAATATTAATATTATTAATATTACAAAAATTAATTAAACCGACTCTATATTCACCATCCTTTGATAAAAAACTACCACCTATAGTAAAATATCTATAAATATAATTAGTTCCAATTGGTTTTATGCCTACTTTTTTATTTTTTACAGGTTGTTTAGAATATTCGAAATACCCAAATGAAAAAATAGCATCTATTTTTTCACTTAAATCACGCACTCTAAATGTTGTACAAATCGTATTAACGATATTAATATCTAAAAAATACCCAAATGCCACTAATGAATCGAGTCTATTATACGACCCATATAAATATAAATAGTCATTTTTAGAATTTGTCAGGGTTTCTGTAATTTCGGGTGATGTTGGAAACTGTAAATATTTATTTTTATATTGATTGATATACCATAATTTATCAGGTGTTAATATTATGTCATCTTTATTAATTATTTCTTTCTTTTTCCCCATCATTACTTATTATATTAAAATAATTCAAAATTCATAAAGAATTTAATTACATTTTTTTTAAAAATGTAATCTAAAGATATATAATGGTTATTAATTATAACCGCATTAAAATATAATTAATAATCAATGAGTTCGGAGCAAGTTGCTGAACAATTGTCAAAATTATTAGATGAATTAGACGATGAAAGTCTGTCCAAAATGTCCGAAACCGAAATTTTAGAACTGCGAAAGCAATTAAACCCATACGGAAGAACTATCGAAGGCTCTGATAAAATTTTAACATATTCATATACGGATTTGCGACATGAATATTTAAAGAAGTTGATTACTACAAGTATGATAGGATATTTAAATAGAATGTGTGATGAATGGAAGGTGCCTGACGGCATTCCCGTAGTTCCTGTATATGAATATATCCAAAATCCAGAAAAATTAGATGCGTTTGAAAAGACCTTAAATAATCCAGAAGTTATGCGTAAAGATTTGGAATTAAACAAAAAATATATGGCTAAGCGAGTTATTATTAAAGAATTTTTGGAGGACATGTTTCAATATAATCCGGACTTTCATGTTCGTTCGGCATATAGACCAAATGTTAATGATCCAGAAAGAAGTCTAATTAATACACCGGCCGGACACTTGGCGATTTACCAACTTAAAAAAACTGACCCTGATTTTGCCGAAAGATGGCTTTTACATGAAAGAGAACATAAAAATGTCGCATCTGATGAAATTGTTTCAAGTGTGCGAAAATATTGTACGGAAATGATTCCACCAGCCGATGTATTTCACAGACTACAATATTATTATGATAGTAATTATGAAGAATTGAAGGAAATTGTAAATGATTTATACTGCGACAAACCAGACCTTGAGACAGCACTTAATCCATACTCATGGCATGACAATGACGATGAGGCCGATGAATTTATCAATAAGCACAAGGATGAAGTAATTTCCACTATATACAAAGCACACAGTGGCAAGTGGAATGTTTTTGCCCCATATAAAAAGATTCGTGAATCAATGAGATTTTTCAATAAAAAGACTGTTGTATTAGAAGAAATTGCCAAACAAATTGAGAGAGATTCTAAGTTAGGTGCTGATCTAATGAAGAAGCGAATCAAGGTAAAGAAACAAAAGAACATTAAAGAAGAAGGACCCGATGACCCCGCATTTTTAAAATGGAGGGAAAGTAATGATACTTTGAGAGATATGGGCGGCGAATCAATGAATGCCGGTGATTACGCTAATTCGGAATGCCCTGATAATGCCATCCAAGTTCCAGTTTTTCGAATAGGTGGTGGCGGTACGACATTTGAGAAATCGTGTTTCTACTCGGAAGCAGCCGCTCCAACCGTCGTTAATGGGGAATTAATCGAATAAAATAATTTCAAATTCACCCAATTCGGTTGTTTCAACACCGCCTATCTGTAATATCATTGGTGTATTTACATGAGTTATCTTTTTTTTTATCGCATCAACAATGCCAAAACGATCAGTAATATAAAAAATAAATTTTGATGTATTGTATAAAGAGTGTATATTTAAAATACCCCGTCTGTTTTCATATACTAAAAAAGTTGCATAATACAGCCAATACCCTATAGTTACAAATTTTGGAAACATCCAAATATTATATATTAGGTATTATATACCAGTAATAATATATTAAATGATTACGACAGAGGTCGATAAAAAAAAAGAAAATATATTTGACCTAACTAAACTGGCACCCATTGAAATTAATCATGAAATTCAAAAGGCATCAACAATAATTAGTGTTGATGAACAAACTAAGTTATTACAAGGGTTTTCCGAAATTCATCACGACGACTGGAAAAACTTAAAGTTATATGATTATGTTCGATATTTACGAAAAGATGGTGCGTTTCGTAGAGGTGGATACTTTAAAAATTCATGGGTTGGTTCATATGGTAAAAATAAGGGAAACCTGTGTATTCAACTTGCGTCAAAAAAAAACTTTAATTCGGCAACTTGGGTCGTATGTTTTAATGATATTGATAAAATGTGGAAAAATGAAGATATTAATGAAACTCATGCTGAAAAAAAAAATAACATAGATACAAATGAAATACAGGAAACGATTCAATTTATGTCCAAGGCTATAGAACAATTAAAAATAGATTTACTAAAGATGAATAATGAGCAAAAACGCATCATTAATTTGATTAAGAAATTACATGGAATAAAGATTAGCAGTCATTAAGATATATTCAATTTAAAAAAAGGGTTAATTGCTAATATAACCTAAGATAGAAGATTTTTATTAAAAACCCTTTAGAAAAATTAATTTCAAAATGTGCGATAATTTAAATTTAATTGTCGGTTGTTTAACTGGATATGTGTTTGGAAATTTTATTGGCGGAAAAAAAGTGGGTGAAAAGGGTCGTATTCATTGGGACTGGTTTTTACACACATTTAAACTACATTTACATCATTGGATTGTCATGGGAATATTATTAATAATTTATCTACATTGGTTTAAAGGCGATAATTCATTAGTTATTGGTTTTTTAATTGGTGGTGTTATTCATGGGTTATCATATTCAGATAGATTTAAAATAATGTGTTAAAATATATTTTAAAACAATATCTATAAAGGTATATAAGTGTGTAGTTGAAAAAATAAATGCCATTGCCAACACTTTTACAGAAAGGGTTTGCCGTTCCGCCAAAAAATGCCACTAAATCGGAAAAAGACCGTATCAAAAATATGACTGGTATCGATTATTTAATGAATTTTTTATCAGACAGAATTCCTGTGTCACTGGGCTCGGAACCAAAAATTAAACCAAAGGGACTTGGCGATAAGGTACTTGTGTTAAAGAGCGGCACTGGTTCTGGTAAAAGCACCGTAATACCACCAGTTCTTTATGAAAAATTTCAAGAACGAACACGGAAAAACATAGCAGTAACACAACCAAGAGTTCTAACAGCAAAGGAAATCGCTGAAGGAACACCCGAAAACTATCCATTTATGAAAATCGATGTAAATTTAGGTTTTTCAACGGGCTCTATAAAGAGATTGCCATCTGAAAAGGGTGTTATATACATGACAATAGGGACTATGCTATCAAAATTAAACAATTCTACCGACGAAAAATTTCTTAAGGAATATAGTTTTATAATATTAGATGAAGTTCATGATAGAGACATAAATGTTGATATGACATTTTATAAATTAAAAAAGATATTAGCTGTATATTATGATACACCGGGCTGTCCATTTGTAATATTAATGAGTGCCACATTTAACCCAAAAATATTTTTGGAGTATTTTAATTGCCCGCAGTCAAATTTTATGGAATTTTTAGGTTCTACATATCCAATTGGTTTAAATTTTGCTAAATTTGATGTGCCGAATTATATAGAATATGCTGTAAATAAAGCAGAAGAATTGCATGTAAAAAATATAGATGATATTGAAGAAAAAAGCTTATTTCGTGATATATTGATATTTGTATCAGGCGGCGGTCAAATTAAATCCATTATTGCGGCGCTGCATTTGTTTAACGCATCGATATTAAGCAAAAAATTTTCTGATGTATTAAAATACATAGACGATAAAAAAAACAATGCCAAATTAGGGGGGACATCTGATGATAAGCATTATTATATAGCACCTATAGAACTTACTAGTACCAGTTTTCAGCGTAGTGGTGTTGAATATCAGAATTTATTTTCGCCTATTGAGAGTATTATGATACCAATTTATAAGATAGACGAAAATGGAAAACTCGATACAAAAAATATTAAACAATGGATTAAACCGACTCGGCGTATTATTGTAGCAACAAATATTGCGGAAACTGGTGTAACAATTGATACATTAAAATACTGTATTGACACTGGGTTTGTTATGAGTGCTGAATTTAATCCTGATTTTGGGACTAATCTCCTACTAGGAAAAAATATAACAAAAGGAATGGCACTTCAGAGAAAAGGACGAGTGGGTCGAAAATCACCCGGTTATTGGTATCCATGCTACACTGAAAAAGTTTTTAATAATTTACTCGAAGACCAATTTGCCAAAATTTTAACTGATGATATTACAACACATTTATTAAATATTATTGTTACCGAAACTGAAAGTGTGCTGGTATTAAAGGAAGATGTTTCGTTAAACGAATACACAAGCGAAAAAAACTTTTTCGCAACTAATTATTTATCTAGTAGTGACCAATATTTTTTGCGGCATATAAAACCGCTAAATTTATCATCAGTTGATTTATTTGAAATGCCTGCTGGTGAATCTTTAATATATTCATTAGAAAAGTTATACGGGCTAGGGTTTATCGATAGTAAATATAATCCAACAATTTTAGGCATGTATTCTAAAGGATTTTCTAAATTGTCCGTGGAAGTGATAAAAATGATATTGTCTGGGTATGCGCATGGTGCTAATATATTAGATTTATTAACAATTTCGGCATTTTTAATAGCACAACCTAGAAACGTATTATCAAAAAATTATAAACCGATCAATGTATTAAATCCGAAAGTATCCGATAAAGATTATGATTTTTACTATAAAATCATAATAGGCGACCAATTTATAGAATATGTATTAATATGGGAGATGTATTCAGCATTTTTAAATAATATAATGACTGGGATCCGTAAAAAATCATCTAAAGGGCAACAATATGTTTTTTCTATTGCATCAATAGAACAATGGTGCTTAGATCATAAAATAGAATATAGCGGAATTAACACTGTAAGTACAATTAGAGATGAATTAATAGCAGATTTTATTAGATTAGGATTAAACCCATATTATAATGGCATGGGATTAGAAAGAGGAGCATATAATTTACGTAATATTTTGTTAAATAATTTAGATGATGGCTTGTCAGAAATAAAAAAAATTAAAAGATGTGTATTAGATGGTTATAAGTTAAACTTATTAATTTGGGATGATGTAAGTAAAAAATACATTTTACATTATCGTAATATACCTGTCCAAATTACTCGCAATAATTTAATAACCAGAATGGGCGACAATGCTATTCAAAAGAATGCCAATTTTATAATCACATCTGAGATATTACTTAGTTCGTCAAATAAAAACCCAGGCATGTATGAATTTAACGCATCTAACACAATCAGTATTATGGATTCTTTAGATATCGATTTATCATTTTTATTACATTAATTATATTTTATTATATATAATATAAAAAATAATATAGTTATGTTAGGAAAAACAGCAGCAATTGGGTATACATTTTTATGGTCATTTGCTTATGGATTTATAATATCCATTGTATTGGCATTAATTTTAAAAGTATTTATTTCGACCCCCACATCTGATGAAAATAAAGAGGGTGAAATTAATGGCGATTTAGATAGTTTGAGTAGTAATCTGAAGCTTATTTCATTTGCTGCAATTGCGGCTGCAATTACACAACTTTGGTTGGTATTCGGAACCGCATACAATTATGGACTCGGTGACTGTCCGGAGGCCAATAAGTAGCACATACCAACCCAAGACAAATAATATGGTAAATACATATTAAATCAACAAATATTATTTTTTTTTGTATATATGACTAGCTTGAGTGTGTATGGGTTGTATAATATTTATAAGTATAGATCACCCCAATAAGCATAAATCCACACCGCCGGTAATAAATACTAAAAGCATAAGCAAATGCGAAAGCTCCATAAAGTTAATGTCATTACATACAATTGGACAAACGGGTATTGTATCAAAATCTATCAATGAGAACGATTGCTCAATTAAATTGAGCGATATCATTTTGTTAGATGAGATAGACGATATTGATATATCGCACGAACCAATATCATATTTAGAACCAGTATCTATAAGCAAAGATCTTACCCAATTAGAAACTATCTCATATAATACGGCAGCTAATAATAAAAAAAAATTGATTGCCAAAATTAAAAAAGAGCAAATGTATATCAAACACATATTTTATAACGAGTTTTATAATCAAACACATTTATTTAAAAGAATACGCAATGAGAATACACCTACTTCATATATACGGAATACTTTAAACAATATTAAAAAGAAAGAAAATGAATACCGCCTCAAAAAAGAACAAACATATATTAAATTTGTATTCTACAGCGAGTATTATAATCAAACACGCCTCTTTAAATGAAAACAATTTAGACATACCGCAAATATACATATACAGAATAAATCAAAATGAACGATTTGGTTGAAATAATAATAGATGACAGGGAGCACGCAATCATACCATTTTTTAATGAATATAAAACACATCCTACTATAACATATAAAGTAGAAAGAGTTAATGTTGGGGACTATAGTGTGCTATATAAAGGACATATTTTAATGGTAATTGAAAGAAAAACATGGAAAGATTTGGCGGCATCTATAAAAGATGGTAGAAAGGAAAATGTAAATAAAATGTTAAAATTGCGGGAAGATTCATTAACTCAGTTATTTTACTTGATTGAAGGAAATCCCCTCCCTAAATCAACTGGTAAATTTTGCCGAGTTCCATATAAAAATTTACGCAGTCATCTTGACCATTTAATGATAAGAGATAATATACATATAATTCACAGCAAGGATCAGAAAAATACAGTAGAGAGAATTTTTGAGCTCGTTCAAAATTACTTAACTATTAAACCATCACCACTGCTAAAATTCAATATAATCGAAGATATTGATGGGGGTGGCATTGCCAAACTAAAGAAAAAAACATTAGTTTCTGATGATTCTATTATTTATAAAATATGGTGTTGCTTGCCTAATATTACGGAAAAAACCGCGAGTTTATTTATTGAGAAAGGGTATCATATAGCAGATTTAATTTTAGGTAATATTACTATGGATCAGATTTATTCGTTAAAATATGATAATGGGTATATTATTGGAAATAGATCAAATAAAATATGGAATTGTTCCCGCATTAAGTCTATCAATAATAAATACTTTGCCAAAATGATAGCACAGATAAACGGAGTGACGGAAAAAACTGCTGATATTATCTTAAATACGATATCACTAGAAGAATTACTAAAAGGCGAAATTGCCATTGAAGTTCTTTCTAAAATTAATAAAACCCCCAACACAAAGGTTGGTGATAAAACGGGTAATAATATTTTAAAATATTTTTCACCATATGTCTTACCAGTAATCGAAAATATGGAACCATAATATACATTTTACAAATCTATTTGTTGTAAAAGTAAATTACACAGCACAAGGCATGTCAAATAAATCCCAACTATTATTAATGGGGTTTTATTAACTTTTTTAATAGTATATAGAAAGGTTGGCTGGCTGTACACACACACATCGGTAATAGGAAATGGAAAATAATATTTAATAGGATTACATGTGTCTAGAAATGTATTTCTGAAATAAAGTTTTTGATTAGTGTCTGATAAACATTCGTATAGTTCTTGAATCAATCCATCATGATTCATATTTTTTTCTATAACTTCGTTATTTAGAACTATGTAAAATTTCATTTTATACTATGCTTTATAAATACTTTAATATAAAATGATTAAAAAAATTGAATATTTAACCCGGTTATATTCAAACGACCGTGTCCTCTAGAGATACTATTGGGTTAATCCATGAACTCTATCACATATTATTTGTACTTTCAGTCTATCGTCGAACAAATTGCTTCTCTATATTGGGATATCGATAATCGACCAAATATCTGTTGCATTGATACTTTTCGACTTTTCCCCGTTAATGTTGTATATATAATCTTTAGACATTTATATAATGAATCATCAAGTGTATGGATGTCATTGGGACTTCGACCCGATCTAAGTCAGCATAATATGGGCGATTCTAGAATATTATCTGGTATAAACAATCTTCCTAACGAGTTAATTAGCATAATCGTCACATACATACCTACGGCAAATCATTTAAAGCGGAAACGTTTTAGTCGCCGATTTGTAGGGGACGGCCGTAATAAATTTTCATGGGGGTTTTTCGATTGTCCCGAGTATACTGGAGAGATTTTCATTCCATACACACTTCGTTGGGGTGTTTGGATGTAAATATATGACAACTTATAATAAAACCAACTTATAATAAAACCAACTTATAATAAAACCAACTTATAATATAATATGGGTATACCCATATTTTTTTATATACCACATCGACGATCCGTATCATTAATATCATTCTGGTCAGTGTCACATTCCATGTGTGATGTCATATATTTACTGCCAAGTGGACCAACCATATGCGAACGCTCAACCTCACGCCCATAGTCATTGTCAATTTGCGATGTATTTACATTCTGATTTTTTGCAACAGTCAGTTCGCCTCTACGCTGGTTTCCAACATATGATTCTTTAAAATCATCATCAATAACAACCCTTTCTAATTTTTTACCACCTTCCTCAATTTTAGACGAAGCTGCCTTATAGTTTTTAACATTTAAACTATCGCCTTTCTTATAAACAGCGATTGAATTCCACATTGCTTTTGGGTCAACTTCGGAAGGACCCTTCTTTTTATTGCCGATGCTTATATACACACCATTTTCATCAACAGATTTTTGTATATCTTTTCTTAAATCATTTTTTTTAGTTTTTGTCATTCGCTTATTGACACTACTTATTTTATCTGCAATTTCTTGATTAATAATTGTTTTCTCGATATTTTTAACATCATGAATCATTAGTTTTTTACCCGATGTTGGTTTTTGGTCGCCATTTAACTCAGCATGCGCATCTACAGACCGCGTTTCTTTTGTCTGGCGACTGATTACACCTGCCATATCAGCAGGTGTTAATTTTTGCTGTTTGTTTTTTATATGTGTGCTATTACCAAATACAATACCATTTAATCCGGTGAATTGGTACATTTCCTTTCGCTTTGCCAAATCCATCATTTTAAGAGCAGTCCCTTTAAGCATATTACTGCCTTGCCACGATACATATATATCATGATCTGTATGTGCGTTAGACCTGTTTTTATACCAATCCTCTGTTGTAAATGATTTTTTTGTATTGGTTTTTCCATATTTAGCGACCTGAAATCTGTGGTCTGTAGTTCGGCGCCATCCGATCGATGTATCATTTGACAAATTATTCGTCACGTCTATTTTATTTATATTGGGTGCGTGTGTGGGGTCTTTGATTTCTTGACCTTCAATAAGTTTCTCTTTATTAGAAACTGAGTATCCCGGTGCCATCCCACCGTTATGCCAACTATCTTTAGATGTTTCAAATACTTTAAAATAATCTTTCGTGACATTCTGGGCATTCCTAATCTGCATTTGTGCCTGCCATGGATTCCAACCAGTTTCTGGGATGCTATCATCATTATCAGGAAAGTATTTAATTAAATCTTTACGTGCGTACTGCTGATCTACATGTCTTCTCATATCAGGACCGAGGGCAACTCCCCGAGGATCGCGTTCTGTAAATTGATGATCCAAAAAAGTCCCGTCTGGTAAATATGGATCAATTAAAGTTCTAGCACCGCTTCTTAAATTAATTCGCTGCTCGCTTTCATACCCACCCCGTTCATTTCCAAATTCGTCATGACCGCCTCTTGGTTGATCACTTTCAAGATATGGGGCATCTGGCGTAAAATCTCTCAACAAATTTCTCAAATTTTCCTCAACTAAATGCGGATTCTCATACCCGCAAGTCTGTTCAATCTTCCTTAAATACATATCATATGGTAAATCACCATACTGACCCACTAAACTATCGGCAGTTCCAACGGCACTAGTCATCTTTATTATATATAATAGTATTATTATAATGTATTAAAGATTTAAAATACACATCCACATAATAAATATTAGATGCTTTATTTATCAATTACTATCTAAATAATCATTTAATATCATGTATTAAAAAAATTGAATATTAATTCATAATAAATAATATATAACACAAGTAATCATGTCCGCATTCAAGAAACTATCCGATATGTATAACTCACCTGTTGAACTCAGGTCTGCTCTATACAACATGGGTGTTTTAGCATCGCCAGTCCGTGACGGCGAGTGTCTTGCCGTATATTATTGCTCAAAAAAACAGCGGCATAGTCCGTTGTGTGATAATAAAGTAATTACGGAATGTAATGGATTGGTGTATAATTATAAAGAAAAGAAAATACTAGTAATTCCACAACCTGCGTTTACGTCAAACATTGCCGCAGACGACATAAATGTTGTAAATCAACATTTATTAAATGGGTTATATGATATTTTACAAGTTAATGAAGGCACCACTGTAAATTTATATTGGCTTGAAACCGAATCATCATGGCGTATTTCAACGGCACGTGCTTACGACTTAACTGATAAAAAACGAGGGTCGATGACTTATAAAGAAATGCTTAATGACATTTTAGGCGATTCTGCGGAAAAATTCTATAAATTGTTAAATACAAAGCATTGCTACACATTTGGATTTAAACACGAAAACTCACATCCGTTTCGCGAAGGCCATTCCAAACAAATCAATAAGTTGTGGTTTATTCAATCGGTTGATTTAAACACGCACGAGGTTAATTACGAGTTTAAAAATGATATTGAAATTAATCCACAACCCATTGCTGATGTTGCCCCTCAAGCCATTAAAGAATTATTTCCTCTGTTATCTAACGGATTGGATGATTTTATTTATACCGGTAAAGTTAATTATGGGTATATTCTGAGATCAAAGGACCCCAATAAAACCGGAGCACAAAGCAATATTTTATTGGAAAGTTCGTTGTTGCAAAAAATCAGGCAGCTTTGTTATCACAGCAGTTTAGGCATGGTTGCTCGAGAAATGGGCTACGATGAGAGTAAATACATCCTTATAGTTTCCTATTTGGACCCAAATAGACAAATTCTATCTAGAAAATTGTTTCCGCAGTACATTGGTTCATTTAAAAAATTGGATGAAATTACGAACACATTAGCTGATATTATCAGTTCGTATAATACCAGAGGATGTGATTCACAGAGTAGTCCAGATAAATTACACACATACGCAGCAAATGTATATCGCCGTTTCCATAGTCAATATACCACTCAACTAAATAAAAAAAATATGACTAATTTGATTAAAACATATTTATTAACCACGGAATGGGCTGACGTGTACTATAATTTATACACATAATTGTGCGAATAATCGCCCAACGGGATTAATGTATCAGTGATTTGGAACAAATTCACAGTTTCAAATTCACATTTCCAAATGCTATGATTATAAAATACGAAGGCACCGCATTGGAAAAATTAATACATATAATCCCATAACCCTATATATCAGTGCCAAATAAACCTTAGGTGACAAGGCCTTATTTATAATGGAGTCATACGCGAAACAATTGTCAAAGTAATATGATGCCACTCGGCTGAACAACACTTTTGATAATATATTCGACAAGACCTTATTTATAAGGGAGTCATGTGCGAAACAATTGTCAGAGTAATATGAAGCCACTCGGCTGAACGACACTTTTGATAATATATTCGACAAGGTGTTCATATTGGGTTTAATAACCCTGTATGAACATCCAGTTTTTTATTGATTTTTTTTTAGAATTAATGTCGTAATAAACAGTGTATGTATTTTTGATATGTGGCACTAAAAGCATCAGTATAATAATTATATTTATACCACCACTAATATACGACATCGATGACTTTTGTCATTAGATATTTTTTTTAAAAAACCCGCTAATAAAATCAAATGATTTTCATAGAAAATAATTCAAAATATATATCTTTAATTATTTTCAAAATGGACGATAATTTAGAAAAATTTATAAAGTATTCTATGGAAAATGGCAGTAACGAAAATGTTGAATTGGAAGCACGGTTTGGCAGTTATAATAAATTAACTTCAAATATTAAACCACATACTTTTTTTAAAATATACGATTTGTTTAAATCTCGTTCAAAATCATATAGTTTTATTAAAGATGTACTTTACGAAGATGTTCGCAAGAGGAATACATTGGATGATATAAAAGGATATGTAAAGTATATGTTTGATAATCCCGATGAAATTACAGAAATAATTAATGATTATACAAAAACATATTCAAAGGTTTTCGATGTTAAAAACATTCAAGCCGTATATTTGTCGAAGGAAAAAATATTTAAACCGATTATATCGGAAAATATTAAAGTAGATCTAGTATTGGAAAAGGTCGACCGACCATCAACAAATAAAAAGGCAACATATGTAAAAAATAAATTTCGGTGTTCGTTAAAGGGGTTATGGGATATAGATATGACTATTTTGCTTATAACCGATTGTAAAACTAACATGAGCGGCATATATTTTGAGGTTGAGATGGAATTTAATTATAAAATGCTAAAAAAATCAACATTTGAACAAATTTTAGATGAATTTAAACAAAATTCGAATGCTATAATAACAACCATTGAATGTGCCCGTAATACACCTCTTAGAGTAGAATTAAGGTATGGTATATTTAACCAAGTTGTCACATTAGAACGACAGTATTTACCAAAAATAATTAGTGGTAAATACTCAGTTACCGAAAAGGCAGATGGTGAGCGAGTTTTTATATATATTGACGATAAAAAAAATGTGTATAGGTTAAATCCAACAAATATAATTTTAATTAAGGTGCCGTTGGCTACATTACAAAAAAATTTAAAAATCACCAATACATTAATTGACGGCGAATTAATTACAATTAAAGGAAAATTAGTATTTCTTGGGTTTGATTTGCTGTATTTTAATAGCAAAGATTATCGTAATTTTAACCTTGATGAGCGCTTAAATTGTCTTAAAACTACAGTAACTGATTTAAATAACTCACAAAAAAGTCTAAAAATAGGAATGGAATTTAAAGTAAAAACATTTTATACGACAGACGTATTTGCTAATGCCGCTAAGATATGGAATAATCGAGCAAAATTATTTCCATATAATTTAGATGGATTAATTTTCACTCCTGTTCGTGGGTCGTATCAAAGCAATTTACCAAATTTTAAATGGAAAGACAAACATTCAATAGATGTGCGTATTTTATATAACCACAAATTTAACTTTACCGAATTTCACCCACATGCCATGCCTTATACCAGACGCGGCAGCACAGAAATTACAAATACATATACAGATCAACAAACTGGAAATGTATATTATACAAAACGAATTGCCGTAAATAATCTGCCTAAATATCAAGTATATAAACAAATGAATTTAGTTAGTGCCCGAGGTGATTTAGGGATTCATGGTAAATTAGAAGGCGCTGAGAACTTAAAAAATATGGTAGATATAGTCGAAGTTGAGTATGACACAAAATCTGGAAAATGGGTATTTTTGCGAATACGCCCTGATAAAGAAAAACCAAATGCCTTTAAATCAATCATTAGTGTTTTAGATGCTATATCTGATAACATTACAATTAGTGAAATATCTAAAATAAAACATAAACAATCCGAATACGAACTTGTATGTAGCGATTTCAGTTCAAAAGCAGCACAAAATAAATGTTATACAAATTCGGGTTTTAATTTTGTGTCATCTGACATAAATTCTTATTTATGTCAATTTTATGTATTCGCATATGCCAATATTTTTAAAAAAATAAACCCTAGCACAAATACAATTTTAATTCTTGGATGTGATATTTGTGTTTTACAAGCGGCATCAAAAATTTATAAAAATATACTTGTGTTAGAATCTAATTGTTTAGAAGTGTACGGCGAACAACAGTCCGAGGGATACACGGGACTGTTGGAATACGCTAGAATTTTTGGTATAAATGCTTGTATTATCTGGGGAAATTCAGACATTTCTAATGGGTTAAAGGCATTTACAGCATCGGGTCAAAATAAAATGGATTTGTTTATGAAAAAGAATATGAAAAAGAATATGATATTCGATTCGGTTTTTATTAAATCATTCCCCGATATGTTTTATAATAATCGAGATGGGATTAGTAAAGATATGTATGTTAATAATGTCAAACAATTGAAATTGATCACCAACCATATTATAGGCATTTATTTAAATGGATCTCAAATAATTAAATATTTAGAAACACAAGATTGTATATTAACAAAAAATAAAGAATTACATCCGTTATATAGATTATATCTTAAAAATAAAAATTTAGCCAAATATAAATGCCCAGATATTTTTAAAATTAAAAATATAAAATTAGTAGAAATTCAACGAATACAAAATTCATTTGAATCGCAATATCAACCATTATTATTTGATAAAAATATACATGATATTATTAATGATGTCGGGTTAAAGATTAAAGAATGTCGTCCATTTAACACATTTTATAATGAATATAAAAAAAATGATGGTGTGATGACTGATTACGACTGTATTATTTCCAACATAACAAAATATTTTATAATATAAGATTTCAAAATTTCTCAAATGCCCAAAGAAAAAAATCAAATGAGCACGTTATCGAAAAAATCTACGGTAATAGTAGATTTATATAATTCTCCGAAATGGAAACCTAAAATAATGAAAATTTTTGAAATTTTACAATATGTAAAAATTCAGGAATCGGACATAATAGAAATTATTGAAAAATATAAAAAGGATAAATCAAACACCGATTCTAAAATAATGAATAGTTTGTTAAAATTAAACTTTATACCCGAAAATTTATATAATGAAAATGTAGATATCAGCAGAGGGTTTGGCAAGTGGAAGCGTATTAAAACACATTTAACAAAACCAATTGGCAGTATATTAGACATGGGCGGGAACATAGGAACTACGGCAATGGTTATCGGTCGCAAAATCCTTAAGTTAACAAAAGAAAAAACTTTTGTTGTGGATATCGATGAATGGGCTGGTGAAAAATGGACACCAAGAAATGATATAACATTTGTTCATTACGACTTTATGGAAAAAATTCCCGACAAAAGTATTGATTTAATCACTATATTTCACACACTTCATCATATTTCAACTAAAGAATATCCTAATATACTGAGACAAGTTCATAGAATTTTATCACATGACGGGTGTATCGTGCTATACGAACATAATTGCGCATGTAAAGATTGGGCTGGATTAATTGATATAGAACATGCATTATATGATGTGATAGTTTCAAAAAAAATATTGTATAATAAGTTTGCCCAAACAAATCACTATGCTAAATATTATAGTATTAATAAATGGAAGTTGCTATTTGAAAATGCGGGATTTAAAGAATACTTTACTGAAGAATTGAATAATAAAGACAACAGTTTTTATATATATTTTCGTAAATGTTAACATTACGAAAGCCAGTCAGGTCTAATGCGACGACTGTATGTATTACCGGATTCATCAAGGACATATTCATATATAGATTCATCAATAGGGTCGGATCGGACATATGTATAATCTCTATCAAACTCGTTATATTCATATGTAACCCATTTTATAACACCCGCCCACTTTTTTTCATCTTCTTTGTTTTCGGGATTTAAACCATATAATCGCATGTCTATGTCTGGTTTTATAATATAATACTGATTGCCAGTATAATCCCGATCTGAAACAAATTTAAATTTATCGATGAATGTTCTTAATTCGGCACTACATTCATCAAATGTACTTTTTCGGTCTTTTGAAATAGAGCGAATTTCGGCCGTATTTACATTTTTTTTCCATGTATATCCAACATGGGATGGCGTTAATTCAGTTAAGCAACTAGACCTTTTTTTAATCGTTTTATCATCACTTTCCATTACAGTCCATTCTGTAATAGATTTATAATCATATGAATTTACTTCACAATGCCAGTGATCAATCGCCATTTGATTTCGAATTAATATATAATTGCTTTTTGGAATTAACGAATTTGGAAACTGTCGTTGTTGAATGACACACCATATTTTGGGATAATATGCCATAAACTCCTTACATAATGTTGCCATCATTATAATTTCAAACGGACATAAATACTCGCACATCAGTAAGAAAGTATCTTCCGTCAATGATATTCTTCGACGTTTATGATTTTCTTTAATAAATTGATCGATTAAATTTTGATCAATTTTAATATTATACTTGTTAACAAAGTTAACAATGCCGCGTTTAATTTCTTGATCTATGTTCATTCTTGCGATCGGTATAATTCAGAATTAATCGTATACTGGTCGCTTATATATACATCATACCAAATTCAATTTTTTACGATGTGTATACATTTACAATGTTGTTATTTTTATGTAAATTATCATTTTTTTTACCCATTCTATCGGCATATTCCCATAACGGCAAAGATCCCATTCGAAAATCATCATATAAGTCTGCTATTGTATATCTAAATCCATCGCTTTCATTCTGAATATAAACCAATTTTCTAAAATGCTTCAAATCATTTTCATCTTGTTTAAAAACAGCATCTATACAATATTTAGCTCTTATTTTTTCATGTTTAGGATACCCATTAGATGGTCTTTCAAAGTTAGATGTTGCTGATTGAGCGGTTGTAAACATAGATACTGTTGTATTCTTCCTTAACTCACTATCAATTTCTTTGTCATCTTGCGATGCTATTAACGTAGTAAAGAAATAGTGCCGTCCTTCGTAAAATATTTCTTTAATTGCTGACGATTTTTTATACAACTTTTTAAATTTACTCGCACAGTCATCTAATATTAGCATTATATTAGGATTAAAATCTAAAAATGACAGCGCTGCTTTTTCTGATTTATTTAACTTTTGGTTTTGTTCTAATATGACTTTATTATACCTAATTGTTGTTTTATATAATTTTTTAAGCATTACATCTCGGTCTTCCAAGATTTGATTCTTTTGAGATTTTTTATACGAAAATTCCATATTAGATTCTTCTATATACACAATAGAACTATCAGCCTTTTTAACTATAGATAATTCTAGTGATTGCGATGAGCTATCTGACACTATATCAAAAAGACCCTTAAGCATTTCTAACTTATTGGCATTAATATAAGCTCCTGCCGAATTCTTTTGGCGCGTAAGTAATTTATCAAGCCAATCGACGTCCAAATCTTTTAAAATAAACTGGGCTGGTATTTTGTCGGTGTATGCATTATTACTGGAATTAGTCGGTGCTATAACAAATGTGGTCGGAATGAAATCTTTACATAAAAACATGATTTCTTCCATAATCGTGCTTTTACCACTGTTTGTTCTTCCATAAATTATGGTAGTTTTATTTAAATAATATTTATAATTTTTTGGAAACCATTTTAGTTTTGTTCTATCTGGCAAACATAATGATTTGTCATCTAACATGTATAAAGGTATCTATATAATGTTAATATAGATTTTTATTTCATGTCTTTAAATAATTGTTCCTTTTACCGTATTAAAATATTCATTGCTGTCAACAACGTCCCATGTATCGACTGAATCAGTAACCGGGGTATTTTCTTTAATTATGTTGATAGAGCTTGTTGGTTCCACTTTTATATTTGGAAGACCAGTTTGTTTTTCACATGATACATCTGTACAACACGAATCAATAGAGGCATCATGTGGAATATTTACATTTATATTTGGTAGGTGTGTCGGTGATACATTAATATCACCAGTGGAATCAATATTTGATGGGTTTGGTTTGTGTTTTTTAAATAAAAAACACCATTTATAGCATGATTTGGACATCTTATATTTTATATTATATATTGCGATTTTACATATATGTAGTTTTTTAGAAAATTTATTACAGCAGTTGTCCATTACAAAATAACCTATGAATTGCTTTAGATATATTTACTTTATATATTTATATTTAAGACTTTTTTTAAAAAAATATGTATAATGAACCGTTTAAATAGAGGCACATGAATTATGGAGGCACATGAATTATGGAGGCACATGAATTATACAGATGAATAACAATTGTATTGACAATGAGTGCTCTAAAAAAAGCGGTCTGCGTATATAATTATTGACGACGCGGTAAACAAGAAATTTGTTATATCTAATAAGAACAATAAATACTCTTTTTTGCTAAATTAAACTATCTGAAATATTTTCTTATTTTTATCAAAAAAAAGAGATTTCCAGAAATAAATCTAATATTTATATTTTTTTTGAGTAGCACAATGTATTTAAGTGGAGTAACGAAGAACGGCACTGCCATCGGAAATTAGCAAGAAATTAATTGCTGATGCGATAACAATCAAAGAACCCATGTTGGTGCTTCTATCGGCATTAACAGTATTATTAATAGCAGAAGTTGTGTTAAAATCGATATAGAACTCACGAGCGCGGGAAACGTTAATGTGCCCAGATGGTTGATAAGTTCCGGGGTACAAACAGAAAGTGATAAGCATAGCACCGCAGTCCTCGGGAGTGCGGATATTAGGCCCACCATAGTTGAGTGGAATATAGGCATTGTAGAACTTGGCTGGGAATTTGTTGTAGATAGGAATACCATGTGCCTTAATCGTGATCCAATCAACCGTGGGGGTACAGACGGCAACTCTAGATGTAGCTTCGGTGCTCGTCTTTCTAATAACACTTGCGACGGTAGTTGGTGTTCCACTGACTATTTCAACATTGTTAAGAGCTGCAAGACCGGTTACACCAAATACAATGTCGCTTGCCGTGGTACTAACCTTTGTAGTCAATGCGGATACGGCGGCCTCCGCTCCTAATGCATGAATAGCATCACCAGCCCATGCGGGTGCTACAGCTCCCCATGTTTCTTTAAATACATAAGTTAACCCACCCACTTGCGATTGTACCGTAAGAGTAACTGGAATATTGGTGCTGGAAACGAAAAATAGTTTATCATCAACAGTCAAATCAGCAGCAACAGCAACCGAAGAAGTTGCTGTAATGTTGCCTCCGGATGAATAGGCACCGATCGTAAAAGTTCCGACACCGAGTGATGGCAGTGCTCCGGCCAGAGTGGCGCTAGGAACACCTGTTACCGGTAAATATGACAAATTAGTATCATTTTGAATGGATAGCACAGGCAGTGTATAAGGCACGCTGCCAACGGTTACATTAAGAACATCTCCGCTTAGCAAATCAGTGGAAAGGTAACGAGTGGCAACTGCTGTTACATTATTAACACCATCAGCGAAAAATCTAAAATTATCAGTTGCGAGTAAGGATGGGACTACACTCCTGATAGTAGTGCCTGACCTCAACACAGATGCTCTTTGCGATTGCCATCCTTGAGTTACACGTTGAACATCATCAACACGTGAGAATCGGTGCCATTTATCAAGATTGCGTCGGTTATGAACAGAGTCACTTGAGTTATAGTCCTGCATGCGAACACCGACAAAAAGAGCTTCAATGGGCCACTTAAGTTGCTGAAGAAGAATCGATTCTTCACCACCATCAGCGGTAGCGACTTGTTTGCGATGAACACGAATCAGAGTAAAACCAATGCGCTTAATAAAGATATTATGAACTTCAGGATTAACAAAGATATTGTTAATATAAAGTTCGATTTTTTGTAATACAGACCCCTGCGAGAAGCCACCTCCACTTGCAACAGAAGTATCCGCGAAATTGCCATAATTAGCACCTCGGGGAACGATGTTAACAAGCTCGTCTTGAGTGGCAAGTTCAATATTAATAAACCGCTGTCCGTATGGAATAGCAACAGATGGAATCGAAAGTCTGGGGTCTTTATTACACCAGAATAGTAGAGGAATGAACAGTTCTACAAGCGCTGTTTTTTGACCAGTTGGTGTCTGATGACCACTTTTGGATGATACAACCGTTCGAGACTGAATATTGGCAGCAGAGACTCCGCTGTTAACCCAGTCGGGTTGGTCAAGTTGTCCAATTTCAACTTCTTCTTGACCCATACATCTATTCCAACCGGTTTGTTTATTGGGCTGGACACTAAATTCTCGGTGAAAATTTACTGCGTCTCGGGTGTATTCATCAAGAGGATTTCCGTTAACTTCGAATTTAACATTCTTTAGGAGCCGTTCACCTGGGTAGGCACACCAGCGCATAAGATTTTGATCAGCTGGGTTAGTAGATGTGCCAGATGAAAGAGTGGGCTGAGTAATGACCGCATGTACAACCATATCATTAAAGAAATCACCGAATTGCGGAATACTGAAAGTAACACTAGACCCCAGTGTCGAAGCGCCCGCAGATGGAGTGACCTTATTGTATTCATACCCAATGGCTGCGAATGGCTTAAAATGGGCATTAGTAAAAAGAATGTGAGTGCGCTCAATATCATAAAGAGTTGGGGTGCAGTCCGGATTACCAGCTGCAACTCGACGAGCGCGGGCTGCGTCAATGCTTTGCTTAAGCAGGGCAGATGCCATCAACATCCTATCCTGTTTACCATCATTTGTAATTAACTGAAATATACCACCAGTTGCCATTGTATGTTATTTTATTATTAGATTATATATAAGGTAATAAAAATTTTTATTAAATAAATTAATTAGACTTATGGCACATTAAGAGATATATGTTTTATGTAAATTATATGTAGTTATATACAATTTGCTATTATAATAAAGCAAGTGTGTGTTTTAATAATTATAATTAATTTATTTATAATTAAAAAAAAATAATACACATACATTAAAATTAAATTAATTGACTGATGTACTTGTCAATATATAATAGCACTCGGGCATTTTACATTAATATAAAATGAAATCATGCCAATTGTAACTCCGTCCGGTTAATTACTATTGGCATGTGCTGTTCTTTCTTCACTATAAATAATGCTGATTTAATATCCATAAATACAATGCCAACTTGATCCATCGACCCATTCTATAATATCATTTAACCAAACACCCGTTTTCACAGTTTTTCCCTCATATATAACAACAAGATTACATTTTATAATACCATAATTTAAATAATTAGGACCGCTGATAATTAAAGTATCCTTCCATTTATCGTGTTTAATCGTATATATGTCATCTTTATCATCAGACCATTTTCCAGTTATTAACTTTTTTACCATCGTAATATAATAAAAATAGACTATTAACATTGTCCCAAATATAATAAGCACAATTAATGAAGGATGCGGGTTTTCTGACCGCTCTACTAAACTCCGAACCATATTTAAATTTTTATCAGCCGCGGCGGCAATATTCGACATTTAAAATGAATTATTTATATATTAATCTAAATAAAAAGAAAGAAATCTTATTAAATTATTCAAGTCCATTATAAACTTTGTATAATTTAATATTATACAAATGAACTCAGTACATAATATAATATCAGACAAAGTAGATATTGCCCACGATGCTTTAATACATGCCAATAATTTAAGAAATAATAATTTACAAAAGCGTCAATTAAAAGAAGTTATTACGGATATTATTAGGCGGATAAGTCAAGAATTAATAGTAGCGCACCGAGAGGGGAGACACCATGTAATAACTAGCATACCAATTACATTTAATATACCTAATATGTCAAACAAAGATAGTCAGCGTTATATATGGGCAAGTGTTATTGAAGAATTAAAATCTAAATCATATAGAGTATGGATTTCCCCGACCAAAGATACATGTAGAATTAAAATAACATGGATGAGTCAAGATGATGAAACTGATGAATTACATCAAATGAATTTAATTATTAAACACTCAAAAAGCTTTTAATATAATTAATATAAATAAAATTTTATTTATATACATATAACAAACAAATAAATTAAATGGTTGAAATTGCGAAACTTGCTATGAAAGCACTGCCGGGTGTTGTAATAGTCGTATTATCAATAATTATTATCGCACTTGGGGCAATAGGACTCGAAGCATATGCTGAAGTAAAAAAAACAAATCCCACGTTTAAAGAAAAGACCCGAAATTATGATTATCTCGCGGCATGCACAACAATTGGCAGTGTTGGTTTAATTGGAGGGGTTGCCCACATGGCATATTCAATTTACACTGCGACACGTCCTGGTGCCTCAGGCTAAAGAAATCTCGAAATTATGATTATCTCACGGCATGTACAACAATTGGCTGTGTAGGTTTAATTGGGGGTTGCTCACATGACATATTCAATTTACAACCAATAATAAATCATATAATTTATTTATCACACATTTTTATCCGAAGTAATTTCTAAAGTTTTCATCTTTTTTTTTAACGAATTAATCTTAGTCCTATATGTTATATTATCCAGTGATCCTCCATAATGATTCATTAGATATTTAGACGGCGACTGAAATATTTCTTTAACACGACTCCCATTAAAAATTTTATATAAAAACAACAGCATATCCTTTATTCGAATGTTGTCGCATATATTAACATTGTGTATATTAATATATTTCATAGCACAGCAAAATGAGCAAAAGCATCCATGAGTCCCTATAATATACCCAATTTCTGTAGTCGCCGGCTCAATTAATCGCGGTATGAAAATCGGCATATTTTCAAAATTTAAATCACAGTACCAGCATTTTAAATTCGTATTTTGTGTCCATGTTTTCAGCCCGGTAAAATTAGTTGGTAAATTACTATAGCTATCTATCGGAGAATCTCTGTTTAGCTGCTCAATAATATGTTGCTCAAACAAATCATCTATAGGAATACAATCTTTAATATAAACTCCTTTAATAAATATTATTTTCGTACCGACATACTCTTTAATATTCATTTTTAAATTATTGATAAACTATTAATTTAAATTATATTATTAATTTAAGTTATATTTTAAACGAATTACGAGTAATTAATTTAGACATGTGAATTTATTTATGTTAATATAACATAAATAATTCCACATTGTGTGATATGATTCATTCTTATTTAGATAGTGCCGATTATGGATATGACCAAATTAATGTTAGATCATGTGAATTTAATCAAGTTTTGAAAACACTGGATTCCAATAGTATTCATCATATTGATAATATTAGAGAACGAGAAATACGTATGTTTAATAAGTTAAATGAATATCAACCACAATCTAAAAAAAAGACACAATCAAAAGATTATAATCCTAATCTGTTTAGTATAGACGGTGAACGACGCATTCAAGAGAGGCGCTATGTTAAGGACCATATTGAAGACTATTACCAAGGGTCCGGCAATAATTTTAAAGACTCAATGGAATATCCGCATCCTAACGAGCAAGTAACCGCATCATACCCAGAATCAATGTATCGAGCACAGACACCGCATTTTACACCGAAAAAAAAACAATGTGAACCAGAAGGGTTTCACGACAGAATCATAGATTCCGATAATATAGAAAATTTACACGATGATATCGAGCATATGAAACAAAAAAATAATATTCTTGTTATGTTAATATTTTTCTTAACAGTAATTGTTTTAGTTCAATATGCTAAAAGTAATAACGACCCAGTGCGATTAATATTCGTTTCTGATAAGAATCAAGATAAATCTCGAGAGGATGCCAAACCAGCCGATCCGGCCGAATGATAATTATACCCCATACATATCAAAAATTTTTGCGGCATCCCCACCTACAACATCAGTATTTTTATCTGTAATGTCGGCATCCGGTTGGTTGTCGCTGTTATGCTGGTTTGGTATTACGGGTATCACATCAGTCGTACCCCCAAATGCTACATTTTTTTCACTAATCAATTCAACAAAATCATCGGAATTTTGTCCACTAACTTCTTTTTCATATTCATGATAAACAACACAATCGTGGATAAATATCATTCCTAAACTGGCAAGGAATATATAAAACCCTAATTTTACCAGAATCAGAGCTGGTGTATTTCGTTGACATGGGTATAATATCATAATAAGAACGATTATGATAATTGTTAAAAATGATGATGTATAAAATTTACTAACGAATATGCCATTCATCCCTTTAGATGCGAATGACCACCCACATGTGCTTTTTAGTGTATTTGATAAATCAATTGGCATTTTACTTATTTTTCAATAATTATATTATATGAAATACTTTTCTATCAGAAAGTATTTCTTTTATACGTTATATAGCACTAAAATTTAAGAGAAATCTTCTAATAAAGTTCCTTCATCCATTTTAGCACTGCTTAAATTAAGTAAATCGTCAGAATCGCCCTGAAGTATACTTTTTATATTTTCATCATTTACTTCAATAAACGAAGAATCATCTTCGTCATTTTGTGACTGTTCGTCGTCGATGATTTGGTCTTCGACATGTCGGTCTTCTACATGTCGGTCTTCTACATGTCGGTCTTCTACATGTCGGTCTTCGGCACATCGGACTTGTTCGGGTTCATACAAGTCATGTGAAACGATAGATAGTGAGTCATAATCTTTTTGGGTGTCTGGATTAATTATCTCGGTGTTTTTCAATTTTACTGGTGTGTTCACTGATTGATGTTTGTTGGTGTTGTTATAATGATGTTGATTTTTTAATAATTCAATTTCAGATTGTAACCCATCTATTACACAACGCACTTTAGTTTCATCTGACTTTTTCTTCAATAGTAGATTTTTTAAAACCAATATATGTTTCTGTTGATCATATTTTTCCTTTACTAACCTTTTAATTTCGATCTGCATTTTTTCAGCTAATAATCTATTAACTGTTTCATTTTTATTGGTTTTTGTGTTTTCAGCAATAAACCGCTGATACATACCCTCTCTCTCTAAAATAAAGCAATCGATCAACTCATCTTGTAAAATACGAACATTATCATGTTCTGCATGAAAATCTATAATTTTTACCATATGATCATCTACTATTTTCCTAATAAATGTTTTCATCGATTGATTTAACACCATCCTAAGAACACCCATTTTTTGTGTGATTGTCAATGAATTAAAATAATCTGTTGGTATAAATTCTTTAGTTAATTTATCAACACATTTTGCAAAAGATATACTTGCGAACCCAATTGTAATAAAATAATGATGTATTCCGACAATAGATTTTTTATACAATTTAGGATTTTCCAATCCTTTTAAAAAAGCGTTTAATGTGTGTTTATAACCTTCTGTTATGCTTGAAACACTGCCATTAATCTTTAATTTTTTAGCCTCGGTGTATAAATGGTTATAAAAAATATCAATATAGTACGCACTCATAATTTCGAAATTTTCCAATGTTTTTGATGAATAATTTTTTCGATCAAATAATCTATCAGTCATTTTTTATTAAAATCTATTATAGATTAACTCAAATTAAACATTTATAATAAAAATATTTAATTTTATATTTTTTGAGTCAGTATCTATCATATTATAATTTATAAATATAGCAATTAAAAAACACCAAATCACAAATACAGTTGAAATCGTCTATACGGAAATAATTTTTAGTGATATATTGTGTAATAGTTGTGTGGTTTGTGAATTGATCACTATACAATAAATTACATATCATTTATTATTTAACCTGATCATAGTCTTGATTTTTATATAAGGTTTTTTCAAGTATAAAATATATAAATAAATTATACGCTAAAGTGCTAATAAATATGGTAAGTAATATTATAGTTTTCCAACGTCCTGAAAATCAGGATGTTTTGATAACTAGAACAGAAACCGAAATACTATATGAAAAATTTGAAAAGCAAGCCAGCATCCCAGCATATCATTTCAGGACTTTTATGGAAATGGAAGAGAGGCAAAAATCTCAATCAATAATACAAACTTCATTACCTTCAATTATGATTAAAAGTATATTGAAGTACTGTACACCCATAATAAAAGAAATACCTAATTTTACAGTAAAAACTAAAACACTGGATGTATTTAAACAAAAGATAGTTGATGAAATCAAACAATCTTATTATAATGTAGCGTTACAAATGGATCGCCCCATAAAATGCCATGTCGAATCCATAAAAAATATAAAAAATATTATAATCCCAACAGATGAAATGATGTTCATTATCGGCATTAAGATCCCGCATAATTTTTTAAAATGTGTAGATAGAACATCACCGAATTTTATTAAGTCGATTAAAACGGTTGAATTATTAAGTTCTGGTAAATATGGCCTTATTGAATTTCAAAGTGATACATATACACAATCGCATATCCCCGAATTAAGACCACTCGGTTGTAAATCCGTTAATATTTATTTTACAACAGATGACGATACTAAAAAAAAAATTACATCGATTATCAAATATATCGCGTATGTAGAGTCGTTTTATGAAAGCAATTTTTATATGGTTAATAAATATTTATACCAACCGACGATCAGTACATATATAAAAAATTACATCAATCATTATGCAACATTTTATCCAAAATCTATTGAACATAATAAATGTCAAAATAATACAACGGCAACTTTAAAATTAATGGAGCAGTTAATACATGGTAAAACATGCGGCGGACATGCGTATTCTAATAATTTTTTATTTATCACATTCGCAGTTTTCGAAATATACAATAAAATTAATATGCTTGGAATAAGTCACCCTCGTAGCAAGCTAGTAATACAAACACTTGATACACAAAATAATTCTGAAAAAATTTTAGGCAACTATAATCAGCTGAAATTTAAAAAAAAATTAGAGCATGCCAAGAAAAAGTCGATATCAATTAATAAATTTAATATATCAAATCTACGCAATTTATCTCCAGCACAGTACAAGATTATTGATTTAATGTATGATAAATTAGAAAATTATTATAAATCGATTAAAAAACACACAAGTGATTTTAAAATTATTAATGCCTTATTTTCGGCTATATCCAACGATAATCGGAACTTAATACATGAAAGACTTAAAGATATTGCTAAACTTGTAAAGATACCACAGCGGTTAGACACTGCCACACACATACTTCAAAATTCGCAGAAAATACCCCTAATTTGTCCCCATGTAATTGCAAAAGCTCAAAAAATGATATCGCCTTATAAGAATGATTTAATTAAAAGCGGCAAAATCCGCGAGTATTTAATTCAGACGTTTTCATTGCCACCTATGGAAGATGGACATTTTTGTAAAATTTGCGGTGAATTAATTGCTGATGTTGATGAAGAAGAGATTACTAAATATATATCTGGAAAACGAGTATCTTTTGTTGCTGAAATAGATCCTTTAAAACAACAAATATGGAAAGATGTCGTTTTAATTATAACATCATATGTAAAATTTAAGGATTCCGTGAATATCAAACCGATAGTTAATTTAATGACAGACACACTGCGTCCAGAATTGGGGTCAATAGAAGCTAATTTATTTAAAATCAAGTCAAATACAAAAGATACCATAAAAGATTTAATGAGTATCTACACATCAATTTATACATTTGCGATGGTTATTCATATGATTAATAATAATTATGGCAAAATAACATTTTCTTTACGTCCAAATACAATCGGCGGGGGCGGTAAAAAGACGAAAAGCCAAAAGACGAAAAGCCAAAAGCCGAAAAGCCAAAAGACGAAAAGCCAAAAGCCGAAAAGCCAAAATTATAAAAGTCCATTAATTGAATCTGATTCTGATGAACTAGGCGAATTTACATCATCTATACTTGATATAGATGATTCTAAGTTAATTCGTAAAAGAGGTGGCGAAAAAGTGCCCTCATTTATTAGTGTATATGGCGGTAAGAAAGACCTTAAAAATCAAAACAGACTTCAAAACATCATTAATAACGCACTATACTTAATACTTAAAACTAAGAACATCGCAATTAATAATGTATCGAGTATTTCACGGGATTCTATTAAACCCATACTAATTAAGGCATATAAATGGGTTTCTGTGTTAAAAATCGACAATACATCAACAGTGACTAAAGATTCTAAAGGTGATTTACCAACAGACTGTCAGATGATGTACAATAACCACATTTATCATTATTTGGTATATGGGCATGACATGTATGGATTTTATAAAAACCCAAATTCTAAAAAAAAGAAATATGATATCGAAACAATTTTAGGAAGAACTTGGAGTTCTATCGAAGCTGATTTTAAAAATAATATAAGTTTATATACTGACGCAGTTATTCCCGAATTATGGAACAATAAAGTCGGTGATGTTGAATTATCCAAATACAAATATGAGAGTTTTAAGAATATAATGGAGTATATTAAAATAAAATTATATGATAAAAACGCAGTTCCTCTTAGTTCCGAAATTAAAGACCACGTTAATAAATATGCGTTTCTTAAAGACATGGAACAGCGGTTTTTTGATCGCCAAAAAATAGACCAATTAAGGCCATTTAATAATATTGTATTAAATGAAAATTTAGAAATAACAATGAATGATTTTAGGCCGTCAAAAATACAAATAGAAAAATATTATGATAATAACGGAAAGCCACATATATTTGATATCTATGTATTTCAACATGCCAATAATAAAGGAGTGTTATCAGGTCCGAAAAAAGAGTACAATAAAAAAGATATTATCACATGGTTAAAAACACAAGATATAAAGAAAACTAAAGAATTTAAATATATGTTTATTGTAGATGAACGATGCTCGATTTGTAACACACTATTATCCAATGTAAAAAATAAGACTGTTGATAAAGCATTGGAAAAAATATCAAATACAAAAACATTTTTCTTATACTATGAAAATAGATGCCCTAAAGGTGAGTTGCACGACTTTGTTATTAACACAGATTCTAAAAAGGAAAATAGTTGTGTGAAATGTGGAATTACTAAAAATATCGTTGATAATTTAGATAAAGGTTACTATGATAAATATATAAAAATATACGATAAAACACAGGCTGAGAAACTTAATCTTGAAAAAAATGACATTAAGGAATTGTTATATACAAAAATTGAGCAAATCGCTGAAAAAACATTCCCTTCGTGGAAAATAAATAATGCGTCAATATTAGAATTATCGCGAACATTCAAAATTAAATATAATATATTAATTAATTTGGGTCTATCATTCGGATTAAATTATAATTTAATTGAAACTGAAAAAATTAATCCAAGCAGCACAATAGCCCAAGACCAATTATCGGTTAGGATTTTATGTTTACATGGGTATTATTTAAGCATAGTCCGTATGTATTATTTAATAAAACATTACGATATTATTTCGCATATCCCGTACGATTTAAAATTAATTATGGCAAAAAATAAAGTCAGAGAACTAAATAAAAAACTCCCTGATTTAAATGCGGATGTGTTAATACAGTATGATTTTTATAAGATACACGAATCGCCGGCGATTGTAACTAATTTTTTACTACATTCAATTTCAAATGCCATTTTAAACATAAGTAAAAGCATGAAAAAAGCTCAAATGAATGTCGAGCATGATTTAATAATATATATTATTAACACTATTATCAAATCTGAAAAAATGTTTTCACTACCTGATATTGCTAAATTTGTTATACCTGATTCTAAAGAGTCTGATATGAACGCATACGATATATTGGAAATAGATACTGATTATAATGCAGATGATGGATATGAATCCGCACCAGAATCAGTCGGTGATTTAGATGATTTGGGCGACGATGATTTAGATGATGATTTTGCAACAAACGAATTAGATATGGAGAAAAATGATGAAAATATGGAAATGCATCATGATATTTTTTAAATTAAAATATTTTGTGAAATAATATCACTCGGGTTCTTTATTTTATATTTTTTTTAACAAAGAGTTGGTGTGTAAAAATATAATGAAAATTGAAATTTATACCATATTTATAAATATTACTTAAGGATGTTAAAATCACACAACCCGATGAGTGTATCGTCCCGTAAAACAAATCTTAATATTAATGAGTGTAAGTATGAAAATACAGCATTTAATATAAATATTACAATAATATTAAAGCAGCGTATCAATACACAAATATTACTAAATAATGGGGTCGCGCTAAACAATATTAGATATATGAATGCCTCAAAATCAATATATGATTATAGTTATGATATTGGATGTGGATTTGATCAAGTATTTCAGATTTTGTTAGAATCTCTTAATGCGAAATCAACAGGATCGAATCCATCGAAAATTATACAATCAGTATTATATTACAACGATATAAAAGTAATTGATCTACTTTACGGTTATGATTTGGGCACACTCCAAAAAACTCAAAAGATAATTTACAACACAAATACAAAAAAATACAACTGGAAACGGTATTGTAATTGGTTACATCCAGATATTCAAAATATTGTAGATGTATATTTGGGATACACAGAATTGGAGGAATTAATTACAAATTATTCTAATAGCACCAATTTAATGATATTAGTAGATTTACCTATGATATTCATTGATCAAAATGATATGATAGGATATAATATATTAAAACAATTAATACAAAGTTATGATGATTCGCATGTATATAAGATGATTAATGCTATTGGCAAATTTGTGAGAAGTGAAGATATGGATGATTGTGAAACACCAAGTGCTATTATTAGTTATAATATATATAAGCATATGAGAAATGGATATACGACAATTAGATGTAATAACTAAAGACCTCTATTTTTATTTAAATTCAAACTTAAATATATTTAAAGACATCCATTAATTTCCTTAAAATGCGTGAATCGAAATTATTTGATGGATGCCGTCAACCTGACTTAATTGATATTCCTAGCGCATCAGTTGATCTAAAAAAGGTTGTTTGTAAAAGAAATGATATATTTATAAATGACTATATTGGAGATGTGAACAAGATTCTTGTTAAAACAAATATTTCAAATATTTTGAATTCGATTGATGTATGTGGCGAACCCAATGAGATTAAAAATATGCTAAATATGCTAAAAAATATGATTATTTTACACGGTAAAATTCTTAAAACAATGCCTCAATTTATTAAAAACATAGAAGGGTCGTTAAAAAATTATGAATTATGCTATGATGTTTTTGTAGTTTATAGAATGTTATATAATATTACAAATGGAAACTTATTAGATAACATTCATTTTAGATTTGTAGGTGGTGATATTAAAAAATACCCATTTTTATCAGTTGATGAACGAAATATAATAGAAAAAAAATTAAAGTTTATGCGATTTTCATATCAGGCGAAAAAGAAATGTATTCCCTTCACAGTAGGTCAAATTGTGGGTGCTAGGGATAAAGAGATGAATTGGTGGTTATCTAGAATTTTACATGTTCATCGCAATGAAGAGCGTGGTGGTCATTGGTACTATGTTCGATTTGAAGGATGGGGACCTATTTACGACGAATGGATTTTTTCCGAAACATGTCGTATTAAACAATTTAATCCACAAAAACACTTTTTAAAAAAATAGTTATGTGTATAAATTATGTTTGTTGTTAAATTTATTACGATTAATTATTTCTCGGGTGGTTCATTAAATAATAATTCATTAAACCTTTTTTTTGAAAATTGTGTTTTATATAATTACATGACATACGGCAGTGATAAATATACTGATTCGAGTATGATCGACATATAATCACGAAAGAAATCAACTACTCGCTGTTATCAACAAATTGAATGCCCGTATGTTGATTATTATTTTGGGGTTCATGCTTAACTACTAAATAAGCTTTTGACACGTAGTCGTATAAAACGGGTGGAAATATTTGGGCAATACCAATAGATCGGCAAATACCAAACGCTTCTAGAACTGATTGATTTAATTCATCTGAGTTTTTCGCATTTTTATACGAATTACTTAATTGTTCGCATTTTTTAACGAATGTGACAATATCAGTAAGACTATTCATATGATATTTAATCATATTTAATGCTTTTGTATTCTTTGACGGGTTCATTTAAACTAATGTTTAGGGTATGTAATATTCTACATTTATTTTTTCAATTTTTTTTTATATAAGAATATTACATCAATCCACTTTTTATGTATATCCACGCTAATGTCATAGTAGCCGAGTCTGCAATATCGTGTATATTCTTTTTTTTTATGTTTTTTATCATATATTCTACTTTTTTTGTTTTCACCCATTGTAAAAAATTGGATTTACTATGTGCCTTGTTGGCATCATATGATTTTGCGTATTTTTTTATAAAAAATGAATGATGTTGATTTTTAATTAAATTAATTTTGTTTTTTAATGATGGTCCGATAATTTCAACATCATATATAACCGAATTACCAATTATACACGAATTATTTTGATTATTATCAATATGTGTTTTTTTAAACCCAATGTCTAATGGGGCATAATGGTACAATATTTGGGAGCAAACACTTCGACTTTTATCATTTGGACCCATTTGATACTCTAATAAAACCTTATATTTTTCACCGCTTAATGGATTAAAATATTTTTTTAAATACACTTCATCAACCATAGTTAAATAAGATTTTAGTCTTGATGCCCTCAATATTGGACTAGTATCCTTTAATTTTTCCCCCGGTATCAAATCGACAACATCAAAAATCTTTGGGACTATTAATGTATCTATTAACAATTCTAATTTATCTATATATTTTAATGCGCATTTACACACATCTAATGGATTCATTAGAATGATTTCCTTTTGAAAATCATCATTTATTTTTTGTAAATCCGTCGCCCAGTTATCATTAAAATAAATGATTGAAAGCGCCAATGATTTTGATGCGACATCATAACTAATTATATACATTTGGTATATACGATACTTAATAACACTATTTTAAATAGTATATTTCATTATAATATCAATTAAAGATGAATCAATTATGAAATATACTATTTAGATAATATTAAAATACATATTATGGAAAATAACATTAACGACCCCAAAAATATAGCCGGTTTATCTAATTTACTAAGAGATGATGATATGGAATCCAATATGGATTTAGAGGAATTAGAGAGAGAAATTGCCAACGGAGCGCATATTTCACAAGAAGAAGAGGTTAATGTTGCCGAAGAGTATAGGAAAGAAATGAATAGATTGTCTCGCAACTTTGACATTGGTATAAGTACATCAGACCTCGAGCTGCCAAAGTTATCCATTACAACACAACACACATCGCCTGAAAACTCACCAATACAATCGCCTAAACATAGTAACCCAATACCCAGTTACAGCACATATAATTCGCCACGCCCAACCCAAAATCATGAAACTGAGCCTAAGCCATATAATGACCGTAATAAAGTTAATTGGGATTCGTATGAACCAGATGATTCGCAATTGCGACATATGACAAATGAGGAAAGGCGTCAGAGTAAAATTAATAATGTTTTGCGCGATATTGACGATAAGGAATTAGAATTTAACATAGATAAAGAGAGGGAAGATGACGATAAGTCATCACTACTTGAGCAAATAGATATGCTAAAAATTACATTGGAGGATGATGGTGTTGATATTACCGGAGTTCCTGAAATTAATAAGCAAAGTAGTATAAAAGACATACAAAATATTTATAAAATATTACGCTTAAAAAACGATAGAAACCGATATTGTAGCTTTGCCGAAGAACTAATTCTTTCGGGTGCTTATGGGTTGGAATATATGTTTGATGGAAAAAAAGTCTGGTTTGAACGACGGCCAGATTTAACAGGCTGGTCCGATACAGTAAAGGTAAAACTGCGACGAATGCGATTCGAAACAAGCACATTCGTTCAAGAAGTTATGCAAGAATACAACCTTTCAGCGGGTGTCCGGTTGGCTCTTGAGTTACTGCCTTCTATGTTCTTGTACAGCAGAAATAGAAGATTAAGTCATAATGATAATTTAGTCAGTGATTCGCAGTACAAGGATGCGATATCCCAACTTAACTCGGTATAAGCATCATATATCATAGGTGTATATCATAGGTGTATATCATATGTATATATCATAGGTGTATATCATTTTCGTTGTATAAAAAATAAATGATGAAATGTATAGCACGACATACATTATTTTTTTTATTATCGATTGATTTAGCATTCAGTCCCATTTTATGTGCTATATCTCAGAGCGGCTGACCCATTGCGCACCAATAGGAAGTTGATGGCATCGGAAAGAACGATTAGATCGACTCTGGATGTTCTATTAATGTATGTCGATGTATATTTGAGATAAAATTCACGAGCCCTTGAAATATTAATATGACCGCTTGGTTGGTGTTCACCCGGCAGATAATTAAAATTAATCATATACCACCCTCTATCATCAGGAGTATTCATTTTATTTCCAAATCTATACGGCAAGTACGAGTTATAAAATGATTCATTTGTATCCTTAAAAATAGTGATGTCATGTGCCTTGACTTCAATTCTACTGACTGAGGGGGACTCTTTGTAATATTGAGCGACGTTAATGGATAAGTGCTGAGTAAATAACTGAAATGTTGTGGTTGAGTCGGGAAGCCCGTTATTCCACGTGCCAACAATACTTATAGTTGATGTCGACCCAACATAATCAGCGACTCTATATCTATTTGATACAATATTAGTTGCATTATAACTAGAACCACCTGTGATAATTAAATCATATCCATTGTATAAATCGTCAATAGCGATCAATGGTGCCCCTGATACATACACAACTGAAACTGATGATATTGTTGAATTAGTTACTCCGGAACCTATTGTTAAAGTGACGGATGTATTATTCTTAGCAACAACGGGCACTTTAATATTATTTAATGTTAATTGAGCATTTTTATGCCAATATTGGCTCAATAGATAGTTTGAATGTGGTTTAAACGCAACATATAATGTTTCAGTTGGCCATTTTAATTGTGATAATAATACACTCTTACTCGCCACGTTTAATACTTCCTTATGATGACCATGGACTCTAATTAAAGAAAAACCAAATTTACATGTGAAAATATTTACAATCTCGGGTTGAAGGAAAATGTTATTCATATATAAATCCATAGTACTAATTGTAGGAGCTGTGTATTCACCACCGCCGCCATAATCCGCGAATCCAATAATATCAGCTGCTTCTGACAGACTAACCGTAATATCTGTTTGCCCATAAGGAATCATCATATTCGGTAAAGAATTTTTTATATCTTTAAACCAAAACAATAATGGAATCCATAATTCAATAGATTCGTGTGTTTGTTTGAATGTTTGATTTCCATCGCCAAAGTATCTATATTCTTTAAACATGTCAAAAGTTGGGTCGGCAGTCAAAGTCGCTTTTTCAGGAATTTCTTGACCCATATTACGCATCCAACCGATTCGTTTTTCAGGCGGAACGTGAAATTCATAATAGGCATTATAGTCATCACTATCATAATAATCAAGTGGCGATGCGTTGATTTTAAATGCTACATTCTTAAACAACCGATGTCCAAGTAAACTAACATATCTTACACGGTCTAATGAATTTTTAGCGGATAATGATGTTAGTTTAACATGAACAACACAATCATTAACAAAATCGCCAAAAACTGGAATTGTAAATACAACATCGCCGCCCAAATTGAGCAATCCTCTTGCTGGGCATTTGTTATACTCAAACCCAGATGCCACAAATGGCTTATACGCCCCGTTAATAAATATCATATGTGATTTACTAATTTCATTGATATCGGGAAGCCACGATGAATCTAAATCGTTTGAATATGTTAAGTCATCCTTTTTATTGGCTAATCTAATCATATTTTTTCGAGTCATGTGTTTAACACGTTCATTTAAATAATCAGTCGCCATTAGAAGCTTATCCTGAATTCCAGAATTCGTAATTAATTTAAATATACCGCCGGTCGACATTTTTTTTTATTAAGTTATATATTAATTCGTTAAAAACCTTTATAAAACAATTAATAATTCAAAACTGAATTATTTTATAAATAAACTATAATAAGAACAATACATATGTGTAAAGGGCATGAATTCCAGAATCAATATGACCCATTATATTTCAATACTATTGATGATATAAAAATATACACAGGCACGACTAAATATAGTAAAAAAAAAATAGATGATAGCAGTAAACATTATAAATCAATGACACTACCATCTCAAAAAATTTTTACAGAATTAGTCCCGAGTACTCTTACAGCAAAGGGAAAGTTTACCGGTGTTTGCTTTAATGAAGAAGATATCATTGACATGCTAACACATCCGGTTGGCGGATATATATTAAAAATATGCTGTAACTATGGTGTTATAATTAATCAGTCTCCTAATTATACACCCCCGCCTGCTCGAGTCCGTATTTCAAATAGAGGGCGAAAACCGAAGATAAAGGCAAAATCAAAGCGAAAGCTACAAGGAAGCGGTAAATATTTTAGTAGTCAAATTACATTTGAAATATACAATCCGGAATCAGATAAAATATATAAAATTAAGTTATTCCGCAATGGTGGATTTCAAGTTCCGGGTGTAAATAGACCAGACATGTCTGATTTAGTTTTCCCAATTAAAATACTACAAGCTTATTTGCGAGAAGAATTTATGGATGATACAATTGATGCTCAATATTTTATTTCAGTCATGCGTAATTATATTTGTCGATTATCTAATATTAATATGCTAATTAGATTAAATGAATTAGAAATTTTGTTTAAAAATCAAAAAGACTTAGATGATACCAATCCAATGTATGATTTTATAGATGAATACATAAACACGAAAGATTTAACTATACATTGTAAAGATATACTTAAAGAATATATAGGGAAAAAAAATAATAGCATCGGGATTGCGGAAGTTCAAAACAACTGTGAGCGATATTTTGGACTTATTCTAAAATTTTATAGACCGGTTTCATGGAAAATGAACAAACGGACGACGATTAAAATACTAAGAAGTGGTAAAATTAATATCGACGGTGGTAATAGTGTTGAAGAGGCGTATGAACTTTATCACTGGTTAGAAAATATATTTATTGACTATCAATCTTCTATTATATTTAATAATAATGCAGAAGTCCAGG